TTGGTTGATTTGATTACCGATTGCAGCAGACCAGTTAGCAACTGTTTGAGCATTCTCGATTAACATATCTAAGATTTCTAAGTCAATCTCTAAAGAAATGTACTCAGATAACATACCTGTTAATTCAGCTTCAGCGTCTAAGCTATGGTAAGCATTCAAATCTTGCGCAAATTCTGGAGTCCATTGTGCTTTCAACTTACGAGTCTTAGCAGAAATAGTCTCAGACTTCATTTGTACGTTAATCTCTGGGATAACGATTGAAGCAGAACTAGCAGCGTTCGGGTTAGAGAATGGAACTGGAGTGTCTTGTGGAGCATCTTCAAAATCACCTCTAGTCTGGAAGTTAGTAGACTTGTTATAGAATACAACACTTGCGCCAGTAGAACCAGTTACAGCATTAACTTCAGCAACAGAAGAACCTGTAATGAAGAAAATAATGTTACCGCCGCTTATAACTGTAAAGTCGTTGATAACGTTAGCTGGTTGGAAAATACTGTTACTACCAGAAATTTCAAAAGCACGTACACCGTTTGTATCCATTACTGAGCTAATAGAAGCAGTAGTAAATGTTACAGCAACAACGTTAGCATTAATACTGCTAGTTGTAGCCATGTAAGAAGCGTTGAAATCAACTTGAGCTGCAGTAGCTTGAGCAACTGCGGTTGCAGTAACAGAAGAAGAGAACTGGTTAATTGAATAACCAAAACGGCCTTGACCGTATAAACCGCCTGTAGCTGAGTTACCAAAGCCACTGTTAGGAGTTTGTACTAAATTACCGTATACTGAGTTACCTTTTCCGAATGGTAAAGGAATGTTATTACCGTATTGGAAATCTAAGTAGAATACTAAACCTGCAGGTAAGTTCATTGGTTGAACAGAAACGAACTCTTTTGCAGCGATTTGACCGAAGATCTTACGAACTAACGGTAAAGCTACACCAGCCCATTGTTCACCATTACCTGGAGTGAAAGTAGCACCGTTTGTTACGTTACCACCTGTACTTGATTGCTCCATCACTAATTGCTTAGCTTGGTTTTCTAAGATAACAGACATGTTGTTTCTATCGTAGTCTTTTAAACCCTCAAGTAAACCACTCTTTGCCCACTTCTTAGACAATTTTTGGCTAACACCCAATTGATCTTGGTATGGATTAGCGCTCTCTAATAGAGATTGTACTAAATTTGACATTTTTAAATGTGTTTTGTTTTTTAAATTTATTTTATTCCAGCAAGTTGTTGCCATCTTGTTACGAAAGCGTCTGCTTCAACAATAGGTCTAGCTGGAGCATTACCCATTGCTTTAGAAGCGAACCCTACAGATTCTTTCAATGAAGACTTTTTAGGTGCAGCAGTGATTGATTCAGATAAAGTTCTAAAAGTGTTCTCAACTTCTTTAACAGATGTTGCTCTGTCAAATGCGCTGACAACTTTTGTTTTTTGTGATTCAGAAAGGTTTCTAGCCTTGAAGATTTTATTCACATACATTAACTTAGCGTTAAATAAATTGATTTCATTCAATTCATGCTTAAGAGCTTTGATAGTCTTAATAGCTTCGTTTAACTCTTTTTTAGCAGAGTCGTCGTTAACGCTGTGAACGTCAGCAGCTTTAGGATCAATTTCGCCACCAGGGCCTGTTCCTTCTTCTACTTTCTTGTCTGCTTTCTCTAATTCTCTTAAAATTTCTTCTAATGAGATTTCAGTGTCGTCAGCAGCCATTTCGTCGTCAGCCATATCCATGTCTAAATCAGCAGCTAAATCAGTATCAGCATCTAAAGCAGCTTCTTCGCCACCACCTTGTAATGACATGAATACATCACGAATGATGTCTTTCAATTCACCAACAGTAATGTCTACTATTTCTTGCTCGTCTGTACCTTCACCATCTTCCATGTCATGAGTCAAATCTTCGCCAGCTTCTTCTGCCTTGTCGTCAGCTTCAGCATCTTTGTCATCTTCTTCAGTGTCATCGTCGTCGTCAGCTTCGTGAAGCTTATGATCGCCGTGAGAGGTTTTAGCTTTTTCGTCATAACCAGTTTCGCCTTTAGCAGTACGTGCTTTTTCATCGTAGCCAGCAGTTGTTGTAGTGTGCTCTTCCAAGTCACTACCTTCCATGTTGTCTTCAGATAAAGCATCTAATTCTGCTAAAATTTCGTCTAATGATGATTCTTCCATGTCGTGCATTTTTGCCTCTTCCATGTCGTGCATTTTAGCTTCTTCCATGTCATGCTTCTTAGCTTTTTTCATGTCGTGCATTTTTGCTTCTTCCATGTCGTGCATCTTTGCTTCTTCCATAGCCTCATCGTCGCCTTCTTCGATGTTTTCAACAGTTTCTCTAAACATATCTCTAACCAAAGGTTCGAAATGTTCAGCAAGAGTAGTTCTAGCGGCTGCTAGAGACGTCTCACGCACTGCTTTAGCATCCAAGATAGCCTGTTTGAACAGTTCTTGATTACTTTCCATTGTGTAATTCTTTTCGTGGGGATTGCCTATTAGAGTAGTGGCAATATAAGTGTAATAAGAGTAAAAGATACCATATTAGGATGGTATACTATCATAAATAGCAAGAGCCCCTTGAAAAGGAGCCCTTTAGCTTAAAATTTTCTATTTTTACTTAATGCAGCATACGCCTGATTGTGTACAAATAATGTCTGAGATAAGTCTATTAATATTATCTTGCTTTACATAACCTTGTTGTGTATTATAAGATTCGTTTAATCCTCCTACTGGCTTAACGTATGCACCGTAAGTGCTTGGAGTTGAAACAAAATCCCAGCAAATTAATTCTAAATCGTCTTCTACTTGAACAAGACCTTCCCCGATTGGTGTTACAGATCCCATTGCTCTAGAACTAACTCCTACATTAATACCTGCGAGAAACAATTCTTTTAGTATGTTTCCTGAGGGAGTATCTAAGATTTCAAATTCGCCGTATAAGTCTTTACCCTCCCACCAGAGTCTTGTAATGTTATGGCAAACGTTCTTTAAATTAATTACAGAAGTCTCAGGGTGATCTAATTCACCTAATGCTCTTTTTTCCATAATAGGACCGTCTGAGTATAGCTGTACCTGTTGCTTTAGGATATCGAAATTATAAATACGGTGATTTGCGTTAGGTTTATCTGCAGCTTGTACCTTACCTGATACCAAGAACCTTGCTCTTGGATTTACTCTAGCCTCACTTAATTGCTGAGGAAGAGGTTTAAATGTAAGGTACTCTATTAAAACTTGTTTATTCATACTAAGCTGTTACTTTTAATTTGGTTTTTACAGCAGGTTCCTGTCCTTGAACGAATTCTTGAGCATCTGCTGCGTTAGCTTTTAAAGCTACTACAGTACCTTTATCGTCTGTAACTTTAGCTACCTCTCTCACAACTTTCATTAATTTCTCTTTTAAAGATTTTAATTTGTTGTCTCTCTCTTCTTTACTCTCTTCTACTTTTTCTATATCTTCAGGAACGTGTGCTTTAGGATTAACAGAAGTAGTATCTTCTTTAGTAGGAATATCTCCTTTAGTTAAAACATTACCTTGAACATGATGTATTTCGCCTTCGTCAGTCTTTATAGTAGCGGTATCGCCATCCCATTCTGTAATCTCGCCTACTAAGGAGTTATCTTTTTTTTTAACTCTTGCACCTACTTGAAAATGCTCATAAGTAGGATTTTCTCTAGTCATTTCTTGCATAATATTTTCCTTAAGAGCTTTTACTTTCTCTTTACCTGGAACTTCCATTACCTTTGCAATACCTTTAGCTTTTTTAGGAGTTTGAGTCATTACCGTAACACCTTTAGGATTCTTAGCTTTTTTCTTTTCTTTCTTCTCTAACGTATCTTCTGTATTACCTTTAGCATCTTTCTTAACGACTTTCATTTCGTTAGGCTTATCAGTTAAATTATTCTCTTTAACTTCTTTCATCTTCAAATCCTGATCCATAGCCTTAACAGCTTTGAAATTAGCTAATTGAAGTTGCTTATAAGCATCTGGATCTTTTAAAATAGTATCTACTACTTTCTTTCTAGCTTTAATATAGTTCTCGTCAGTAATTTCTGGCATTTGAGCTAATTCATACTGAATACCGTGATACACTTGGTAATAGTTTAATTGATCAATACCCGGTGCTGGAGGAGTCTCTGCATTTGGATTATGTCCGTAAACACCTTCAGGCTTAGTTGCTTCAGATATGATGCGCTTTCCTTTTAATATCTTTACTGCATCTTCAAAAGAAGAAACGTTAGTTACGTGTTGAGGAAACTCCATACGCACATTGCGCATAAAGTTCTGCTTTGACATTTTACCTTCTAAAAGGTCTGTATACTGTTTTTGTATATTTTTCATACTAATAAATAGTTTATCTTCCTTGTCCTCTATAAGCTTTCGGCCTTGGACTGTGTTTATTAAAACTCTTCTGTGCAGAACCTACTTTTCTTTTACCAAATGAAACTTTAGTGCTGTTACTTGCTGCTTTCGCTTTTGCCATTATTTAAGACCTTTTATTTTTGTATAAACTTCGACAACCTTTGAATGAATTCTTTCGAAAACCTTTTTAGTATTATGTTTATACTCTACATTTGCTTCTCCTTCAGAGAGATCGTTTCTCATTTGAGAAGTAAACTCAAGTAACTTAGTAACTTCGTCTAACTTGTGTTGTATCATCTTAGCTGCTTGATGTAATTGATCTGGTTTAGATCTCATTGCAGCTTCTTTTTTAAATTGATTATAAGCACGAGATTCTTCTAATGCTTCTTTCCATAACATGTCTACATCAATACCTTTCATCTGCTTTCCAGCTTCTTCGGCATTTGGAGCTTTAGTAAATCCAACGCTAGAATAAGCATTAAGATTTTTAGAACCTTGGCTATTTGTTTTTGAAGGCTCGCCAGCAAGACGCGGTGCATCTTCTTCTATGTTTCCAGAAAGTCTCTTATATCCCCACGTTTTAAGTTTATGGAGTAATTCAACTTTATCTTTTGCATAGAAGTCGAATTCGTCATTCATACCGTAATAGGTTCCGCCTTCTCTTTTATATATTTTAGTTAACCCGTCTTCGCCATCATATATTGCTATTTCATCGTCTTCAAAAGTTCCTTCTTGATATTTTTTCTTTCTAGTACCTGCTGCATACTGTTCGCCAGTACCTGGAGTAAATGTAGCTCCGTTTGTAACGCCGCCGCCTATAGTAGAGCCTCCGCCCATTGCTGCGCCTCCGTCTTCTTGTAAGCCTAGAGTTTGTTTCATAATCTCTAAAGCTCTATCAGGCTTAATTAATCCTTTCTCTATTAAAACAAGGGTGTACTGGATAAGACTTTCGTCAGCACCAAGCTTTTTCATGTAATTCTCCAACCAATTTGGATCTACTTCTTCTCTTAGGTATTGTGTAGCAAATTGATTATTCATTATTTAGTAGCTTTTAACTCGCTGATTAATTGGTAGTATTGCATTAAGCCGATAAGCACTTCGTCTTTAATAGATTCGTTTACAGCCACTGGCTTAATAAAGTTTAGAACTTCATTTAGCTTAATCTTAAGTACTTTATCTTTCGTAGTTTCTTTAAAAGCTGTAATTTCCGTTTTTACTTCTAATAACCTGGTGTTTAAATAGGTTTTTAGCTTTTTAGTATCTGAAATATTGTTAATATACTCTTTTAATAAATCTCTTTGCTCTACAGATAGGCTAGAATACTTCTCATTAAACTTTTCAACTAAAATTCTATAGGCAAGCACTCTAATCTCCTTATCTTCCTTCATAAACTCCTCAACTACCTTAGAAGCTACCTTTCTTTCAGTTAAACTCTCCTTTGTAATGTGTTCAAGCAAGCTTAACTTGTTGGTAATGATTTGTTTAGTATCATTCATTACAGAACTCAGCTGATTTTCGATAAGCGTATATACAGAAGCGTAGACTTTGTATGCATCTATCTTTGCTTTAAAGAAATTATCTAATTCGTAGTGTTTTTTGATCTCTCTGATCAAGTTATACTTCTCTTTATCTAATTTTTCTCTGTCTAATTTCTTAGCTTGCTCGATAATAGTGTTAACTAGTACTTCAGCTCTAGATTCGTTGAGTTTCGGTGCATTTAACACCGTACTATACAGGTTATATTCCTTGCTTAACTCCGTATTTGTAAAGTATTTCTTAAATATCTTTACAGCTTTAGAGTCTACGTTAGACATTAAGTCAGAAGTTGACTGTCTAACAAGAAGTTCGAATAAAACCCCTGTATTTTTGTATTTGCTATGTTTGATCATTACTTTTTAGCTTACTAATAAATATCAATGTGTTATATTAAATCCGAATCCGGTCTAATACGGTCTTCATTAAGAAGTTGACTAGGTTCTTCGTACAGATTTACCCTTTTTCCATTGAATAACTTCTTTAAAGACTCTTTATTCTGTAGAAACGAAGACATTGTTCTGTTTCTATCTTCTTTTAACATCGTCTTTTCACTAGTTTCTTTCAAAGCTAATGGACTTCCGCCGTGAAACTTGTTTTTTAAGCTGTTTCCGGCTTCGCCTGTCTGTGGTTTAGACTTTAAGTCGTAAACTCCCATTCTATCTCTTCCTAAAGGATCTTCTGCTGTGTTAATTAATGATACTTTCTCTTCTGGTCTACCTGGAAGCTTAGTAGGCTCTGTAGGATTTGTTTCATCGTATCCTTGAGGTACATTATTACCACTAAGAGGTGCTGAACCGTATCCGCCGTACATCGAAGCGATCTGGTGAGGCGTACCGTAAGCTTGTCCTGATTCTGCCGGATCATTACCTTCTTCTGCAATTTGATTCATTCTAAAGGCGCGCTTCTTATCTTCAACGATTAGATCACGATATTCATCAAACTCTTCTTCAGAGAATTGGAATAACTTGTCGTAAATCCAGTCTGTAGGTAAGAAACTAGTCTCCATCATCTGTGCAGCTAGGTCCATCTTCTCTTTCATCAATGCAATTCGCTCTTGCTCGTAGATAATAGACGGAGTAGTTAATGCTAACTCAAAATTAGTAAGAGATTCATCGTCATATCCGTGTGCATATAAGTGAACCAATGCAATCTTAGTTAATTCACTAACAACGATACGTTGAATTCTCTCAATAGTACGTGCAAATCTAATATCTTCAGCAGCAAGTGTTGCTTTACCTGTTAAATCCTTTTCGTATCCTAAGAAAGCCTTAGGGACTTTTAATGCTGCGAATAGTTTGTTAAGTAAGTAGTTAATATCCTCAATCCCGTTGTATTCCAAAGGCGGAGCATTGTCTATCCTAGTAGATTGATCATTACCGCGAACAGGAATGAAGAAATCTTCAAGCATATTCTGAACGTTGTAATTTAAGTTGTATTGTCCTGTTTTAGCATCAATAAGAGGAGTTTTCTTCATCTTAGAGATCATACGTTGCATGTAATTCTCAACTTCTGCAGGAGGAATAGCTCCAACGTTAACGTAGAAGATTCTTCTTTGAGGTGCACGAGTCAATCTGTGAACCATCATCGCATCTTCCATTAAAACGTACTGCTTATAGATCTTACGTCCTGGTTCTAAGTAAGAACGGCCATAAGGTAGGTAATTAATATCACCAATCAATCTTAAGTGAGCCATTTCGTAATTGTAGAACGTAACACCTAAGTCTGTATTCTGATAAGATGTAGAATAACCCGCAGTAGCACCTAATGCTGCTGTAGGATCGTATTTAAAGATTACTTCTGATGGATTCTCTGGGTTAGTTCCTTCAAGTCTTACGATGTTGTAAGCCGAAAATGGAATAACATTGTAAACTCCGTACTTTTCTGCTACTTCTAGCTTAAGGAAAAAATCGCCATACTTACACATGTTTCTAATCCAGAACCAGAGGTTGAATTCAACGTTAAGTATGTCGTAAAAAAGGCTGTAAAGTATCTTTTGAATGTTTTCATCTGCTGATCTAATTTGTATGACATCGCCTTGTGTATTTTTAAGTGTACATTCGTCAGCAATAATATCTAATGCTGAAGCAATAATTGGATCTGTATCCATGGCTTCGTAATCGGCGTAGATTTGAACACGAGCTGATTGATAGTTCTGTGCTAAATTTAAATTAACGCCATAGGATGTAGAAGTCGTATAAATACGATTAAAACGATCGACAAGTGCATTGGTTTGCAATACACCGTTTACTTGAATATTATCTACATCTACCGTTTTTAACTCTCCTCCGTCATTTCTGATGATAACATCAGTAGAAAACAACCTTTTGAGGGTTGAAAAGAGGTTTTTTTGCGGTTCTTGTTTTTGTTCTTCTGCCATATCTAATAAATATCTTTGTTATAAGAGCCACGTTATATCATCGTGACCATTCCCTGCTGGCATTTGCCATGGGTTTTGTTGATTACTGTAGTTTCCTCCGTTATATACCTCAAAGCCTCCTCCGGTATCTCCTCCTGTCTTACTGTATCCATTGAGACTTGCATAAGTTAGATCCATAGCCGTTTGTCTAAATCTAATGGCTGTATCGCGTAAAAACAACCCAATAAACCAAGCCATTGCTAAGTCGTCATTATATCCTTGTAGGGCTTGTGCTCTAGCATCAGCATTCTCTCTTCCTTTCCATATAAAGACTCTCAATTCGTCTAGTAATCTCTGAGATCTAATCACTACGGTCTTCTCTTCAATGAAAGATCTAGCTTTATTAATTAAAAGAGGTCTTGTTCTTGAGTTAGTACCAAATCCAGGTACCATTCCGTCACCTCTATCGTATTTTGCAACGTATAGGTCAATTTGAGTACCTACAAGTTCTGATTTAGGTGAGTAATATAAGTTAGAGTAGCCGATTTCTTGTATAGTAGTTACTACATCCCATCCAATATTAGCATTCTCTACTACAAGTAAGGCGCTATTCCACTTAATACCTTCAGAAACCAGCCTACGAGCAAACTCTTTTGTAGATAATTGATCTTTAAACTCAGCAACCTGTATCATTGTTTCGATTTCCATAACATGGAAGGCTGAAAAGTCTTGTCCGTCACCTCTGGCTACGTCGGCTACTACCAAATAAGTCCTCATCGGATCTGGATAATCCCAAACCCAGTAAGCTTGATTCATCTCTGATCTCTCTTTCGGCTCTCTTACGGTTTCCATTTGATACCAGTTCAAAGTATCTGGTTCGATGACTGTATTACCTGAAGTGCTAAAGTCACAATCACATTCCTGTGCTGCAGCTCTTGGCCCTAAGTCTTTAGTTTGTTGATCTCGCCACTCTTGGTTACGTTCTGGGTGAACGGTCCATGGAAGACTTATAGGAAGGAAATTATTTTCGCTGTTTTGTGCTCTAACAAACTGTTTATGAAACCAATTACCTACACCGTTAGGGGTAGAAAGGGCAATACAACGACCTCCGGTTGCTAAGGTTTGTTGAGCGGCTGTAAAGATGTCTTCGATTCTATCAATGAACGCAGCCTCGTCTATTACAAGTAGTGATACCGCCTCTGAACGTGCAGAGTCTGTAGCTGCTGATACGGCTTTGATCTGTGAGCCGTTTTTAAGTCTTAATGATAGTCTATTGTGTTCTAATACTGGTAGCTGCATCCAAGTCGGCAGGTTATCGTAAGCAAATCTTACCTTAGTTACCATATTCTTAGCAGTTGCTTGCGTAGTTGCAAGTACAAGGATGTTCTTATCTTGTTCAAATAGCATCATCCATAAAGAGAAAGCAGAAGTTAAAGTAGATATACCTAACTGTCTTGACTTATTAATAATTGAATAGTCGTTCCTCTGTAAAAGTCGCAAAACTTTCTCCTGAAATGGATACAAGTTAAAGGTCATTCTACCCTTAGTAGGGTGCTGAATGGTGTAGTACTTCTTCATGAAGTATACAGGGTCTTGCTTACATTTAATAAGCTCTTGCTTAATAGCTTCGCTTATATTTGGTTTAGACATTATTATTTGTTTATAACCAACTAGATTGCCTCTTCTTCGCTATCGTCGTCTACTGTAACGTTCATAGCTTTATCTAAATCGGCTCTTAGTTTTTTAATTTGCATTGGTATATTACCAATTGCTTGCTTGTATTGATCGAGACCAATTACATTACCTTTTAGTTGCATAACTAATCTATCCTTCTGTGCTTCTAGGTCTTGTAATTGAGCTTGTTTTTTATGAATGCCTGTTAAAGACGCATCGTTTTGCTTAATGTCCCTTGTAGCTGGCTCTTTTTCAAATTCAGCAGAATCATCTGGTTCTGGCTTATTCCAACTATCTTCTTCTTCGTCACCAAACATTTCTTCATCATCGCCAACTGGCATAGTTAAACCAGTATTGTCTTCTTCTCTCATTTGAGATTGACCTGTTAATTTGTTCTCACTTAAGAACTTTTGAATATTGAATACCATATCGCTATTTCTTAATAAATAGTTTAGTACGCAGAATCAAAGCCCATTGCATTTTCTACAGGCATTGGCTTATTTTGAGATAATAAGCTTTTCCATTGGATTTTAGTGTACTTAATACCGAATAAGTAGTATTCTGGTGCTTTATTCTCAGATGCTGCGTAAGTAATTGCAGGACCTTCAGTGCTATGCATCTTGTTAGGTTCGCCTGTAGTCTCTAAATACGATAATTCTTTACCGCAAACAGTTTTCATCGTCTTTATAATGCTTTTTGTTCTCATATTGGTTATTTACGTAGAATATAAGGAAAATAATTCAGACTTCCAAAAGGAAACCCAGCTTTTTTAAGGCTGGGCTTAGAACTATAATACTGAGACTATAGCGGGGCAATTATTTATGATTCTGTTTCTTCTGCTTTTTCTTCTGCTGGAGCCGATTCTTCTGAAGCTTCCTCTGGTTCTGCACCCTCTCCGGCTACTTGTTCTTCTCCCTCTGCTCCCTGTGTTTTTACTGGATTTCCTAAAGAAAGTAATCTTGCTATAGCATTTACTGCTCTTTCTCTTTCTCCTATTGTCTGTAAGTAGAATTTTTTACCTGCTATTGTTGCTTCATACACCTTACCTAAGAAAGTTAAAGTGAAAAACTGTCCGTTATGTAAGACAATTTTAAAAGTAGTTGGCTTAGGAGCTAAAATATAAATTCCTGTAATGTAGTCTTTATAAGCCGAAGTCATTAACATCTCTAAAGTTGCTTTTAGAGTAGGGTATTTCATTAATAAGAAGTTAATTGGATCATCTTCAAACGATTGTACGCTTGGTTCCATTCTCTCTACTTCCTTTAAAATAAGTCTTCTTACAATTTCTCTATTTGTTGCCATATTATGCCAATAACGTGTTAAATTCTTTAAAATGTTTGATACGATCAGCAAGACCAATTGTACCTCCGTTTACTCTCTTTGTAACTTTAGTAACTACTGCATCAGTAGCTCCTTCATCAGCAAGTTTGTTTAATCCGTTTTTAGACCAAAACCAAGCAGCTGATGCTAATGCATACTGAGTTGCTACTAAGTCTGGATTTGCACAAATATCTACGCCGATTG